AAGTATGGCATAGCTGGATTCAAAAGAATTTATATGAACGGTCATACTCATGGCATGGAACCACATTGGCACAGGGATGATGGTGATTTCACTATGATCTATTATCCAAATAAAGATTGGAAACTGAAGGATGATGGTGGAACTTTTATCTTTGGAGAAGAGTTAGACTATGAAAAAGATACTGACAGTTTTCATGGCCACCCGCCTAAAGATGTTGAAAGATATAATGCGAATATCCCCAATAGACTTCTAGTGTTTAATGCCCACTTGTGGCACAAAGCAGCTCCAGTTAGTAGACAGTGTTATGATCTTAGATCGTGCATTGTGTTTAAGTGCGTCAGCGAAGCTGGTGGCGATGTAGATCGATTAGATTTCTACAAACAATGAACTATGAAGACAAAATTGAATTCCTAATTAAAGCTGGTTGTGGTGAGCAAGACCATAGTGGTCTAACCTTATTAGATCACTTAGAGGCCGTTTCATATCGTATATTCTTGGGAGGCCATCCACAGCATTTAATAGATGCTGGATTGTTCCACTCGATTTATGGTACTACAGTTTTTAAGCCATCAATGGTAAATTTTGGCGAAAGGGACTTGATTAAAGAGATGATTGGTGATAAAGCTGAGGAGTTAGTTTACTGGTTTTGCAAATGTAAACCTCCACGATTTCGAAATATCATGAAGTTGCCAGATGGTCAATTCCAAAGAGATTTGTTAATTCTAAATACTGCTAACCAAGATGATGTTAATGCATCAACAAGAAACCTAAAGGATTTTTATAATGTATGAATTGAGAGTAAAGAATGGAACATATAAAGCAGACAGTTTGTCTGCCTTGTGGTGGGCAGTATTTCGCCACCGTTTGAACCATTTCTGTAAGGGCGAAGGGTTCGCTGATTAATGTATGAATTAAAAGATTACCTAAAAGCTATTAACCACAGTAAGGAAACGCTTTTAGAAACAGAAGATGAAATGTGGGAAAAGAAGTATATGCCATATATCGTCAACAAATGTGTCGCTCCATTTCCAGACACTATCCAGCTGGTTAACGTAATAAACCAGATGCACCACCTAGATAAGAAACTACAGTTTGATTTTTTACTAAATAGTCTCAGGCCAAGAAAGAGATTTACACCTTGGATGAAGGCGAAGAAGTTAGATAATCTACAATATGTTAAAGAGTATTATGGTTATAATAATGAGAAGGCGAAGGCCGCTCTTGATATCTTAAATGATGATCAAATTTCTGCCATAAAGAAGAAACTGTATAAAGGTGGGAAACATGGAAGAGATCAAGTGGACGCAAGAGCAGATGTTGGAGATTAGGTTAAAAGAACCCGATGATTTTTTGAAAGTACGGGAGACACTATCACGAATTGGTGTGGCTTCCAGAAAAGAACGTAAACTATATCAATCATGCCATATACTTCACAAGCAAGGAAAGTACTTTATCGTACACTTTAAGGAATTATTTGCCTTGGATGGTAAGGATACTAACCTATCAGAAAATGACCTTGCAAGAAAAAACACCATAGCTAATCTATTGAAGGATTGGGGTCTAGTAGAAATACTGGGCGTAGCTGAACCTGTTGCTCCTCTAAGTCAGATAAAAGTATTATCTTTCAAAGAGAAGGATGAGTGGACGCTCGAGACTAAGTATAACATAGGTAAAAAGCGGGAAGTATAGTATATGGGAAAGTTTAGGGAATTTATAACAGAAGAAAAATCTGATAAGTACAAGATTGTAGTTCTTACTAGAGCTCCCGAAGCTGTGGAAACTACAAAAAACAGTTTTGCCACATCAGAGAAATTTGAAAAGGCCGCTAATAAACTTGGGTTGAAATCATATACTTGTTATATAGATGGCGCTTATCTTACATACGAAAATGATACTCGTACAATACACAATGCTGATGATGAAAAGGGCTTTGAGATAAGTCCTGCTGATACAATCATTATTGTTCGTGGTGGAGTTAATCAACGTGACTCATGGAAAGACCTATTAACTCAACTTGAGAAAAATGGTTATACCTGTATTAACTCTAGGGAATGTATAGAAACATGCTCTGATAAGTACCGTACAGCACTGAGGTTAGCCGATCATGGACTAGTTACTCCAACTACTGTTATCGTTCCCAATGCTGCAGGCGCTTTAACGGCGTTCGAAAAACTAGACACTACATATCCTGTCATCTTAAAAACTGCACACGGTACTAAGGGTATTGGCGTGTTATTTGTTGAATCTGAAAAATCTCTTGAATCTATGACACAGTTGTTGTTTAAGATTGATGAAGAGATTTCTTTGATACTACAATCGTTTGTTAAAACAGATCATGACGTTCGTGTAATGGTGCTCAATAATATTATTGTTGGTGCTATGAGGCGTAATACTGTTAAGGGTGACTTTAGGTCTAACGTACACTTGGGTGCAACGGTAGACAAGTATGAACTGACTGACAGGGAATCAGATGATTGTATTAGGGCTGCAAAAGCAGTTAATGGTTCTTGGGTAGGTGTAGATTTTATTCCTGCTAAGAACCGTGACAAGGAAGGCCCATACATTCTTGAAGTGAATAGTTCGCCTGGCACACAGGGATTCGATGAAGCACTCAAGATGGATATCACCACACACATTTTAGAGAATTTTAAAGATCATGCTAATTGGTGGAAAACTCCTACCCTTGCTGGGACATGGGAAACATTCACACATGAGAAATTTGGTAATCTGGTTGGTAAGATGGATACAGGTAATAGTTCAGAAACTTCTGTTATTCATGCCGACAGTTATGAGATCAAAGACAAAAAGGTTATTTGGAAGTTGAATGGAAAATCAGAAACATCTGATCTTATTAAAGTTAAAGAGATTAAATTGGGTGGCTTTAGAAATCGTGACGAATCCCGTCCAATGATCAGAGCTAAAATGTCCTTCAATGGGCAAGAGTATAACATGCCATTCACCATAGATGATCGTGGTGAAAAGACTCCTATTCTAGTTAACCGTAATTTTATGAGAGATTTAAACCTTGCTATTGATGCTAATCGAAAATTTGTTCTTACTAAAAGAATTGAACTAGATACTGAGTGACATATTTACCCCTACCGAAATCAGTTACAATAAGAGACAGTGGCATACATGGACTAGGATTGTTTGCCGTCGAAGATATTGCCTTTAACGAATGCCTCGGCAAATCCCATTTTACATATGGGATAGATTGTTCACTTGAAAGGACGCCACTCGGCGCATTTTATAATCACAGTGAAACACCTAATTGTATCAAGAAAGGCAATCCAGGCTCCTACTTTCTTCATACTTTAAGAGATGTGACTGCTGGTGAAGAATTAACAGTTAAATACACTTTTTACAAATTGGAACTTGACAATCATCTATAACTATGGTACTATCTAACAATGAACTTTTATACTAATGTGCTCCAATGGGGCAGTCAACTATTCGTGCGAGCTGTTATTAATGGAAAACGAGAGCAGTTCAAGGTAAGGTACAAACCAACCTTGTATTCGCCAGTACGTGAAGTTACTGGGATGGAGACTCTAGATGGGACGCCTGTTGTAGGCACTACCTTTGATTCTATCAAAGATGCTAAAGAGTTTATGGAAGCATACAAAAGTCAACCAGAGTTGGTCTTTGGTAATACGCAGTATCCGTACACCTACATTGCTGACACCTACAAGGGTGATGTTAATTGGGATATGGATCAATTACTGATTTTCACCATTGATATTGAAACTCAATGTGAGAACGGTTTCCCCGATCCTCAGCTTGCTGAAGAAGAGATGTTGGCTATCACAGTCAAGAATCACCAGAACAAAAAGATAATGGTTTTCGGCGTTGGTAAATTTGAGACAGATCGTGAAGACGTTACCTATGTTGAGTGTGAGAGTGAAGTACATCTGTTTAAAGAGTTTCTTATCTTTTGGGAGAGAAATCACCCAGATGTGATAACTGGATGGAATTCAGAATTCTTTGATATTCCTTATATCGCTAATCGTATCATCAAATTGTTTGATGAGGCTGAACTTAAACGTCTGTCTCCTTGGGGTAGTGTTGTCGAACGTGAAGTCTATAAGATGGGACGTAAACACCAAACATTCAATATCCAAGGCGTTGCTGCTTTAGATTATTTGGATTTGTATAAGAAGTTTACGTATACAACTCAAGAGTCTTATCGATTAGATCATATAGCATCTGTGGAACTGGGCGAACGTAAAGACGGTAATCCATTCGCAACCTTTCGTGAATGGTATCAGAAAGACTTCCAATCGTTTATCGATTACAATATCCAAGATGTTGAGATTGTTGATAAGCTCGAAGACAAGATGAAACTGATTGAGCTCTGTCTCACGATGGCGTATGACGCTAAGGTGAATCTTGTTGATGTTCTTGGTTCTGTTCGTTATTGGGATATCCTAATCTACAATGCTTTACGTGAAAGAAACATTGTAATACCTCAGAAGATTTCTCAAGAGAAACCAGAGCAGTTTGAGGGTGCTTATGTTAAAGACCCACAGGTGGGTATGCACAAGTGGGTTATGTCTTTTGACTTAAACTCTCTATATCCTCACCTTATCATGCAATATAATATCTCGCCAGAGACACTTTTGCCTAGCACAAAAACTGAAGGTCTTGTGGATCAAATCCTAGATGGGAAGATAAGTAATACTACAAAGCACTGTATGACACCAAACGGTGCGTTTTTCAGAAAGGATAAGAGAGGGTTCCTGCCTGAGATCATGGAGACTATGTACAATGATCGTACAAAATATAAGAAACTTATGCTTGAGGCTGAGCAGGAGTATGAGGACACTAAAGACCCCAAACTTCTCAAAGATATATCGAAGTATAACAACATTCAAATGGCAAAGAAGATATCCCTTAATAGTGCGTATGGTGCTATTGGGAATAATTGGTTTAGGTATTTCGATCTGCTGGTCGCTACAGCAATTACAACGAGTGGCCAGTTATCTATTCGTTGGATCGAAAAGTCTCTTAATCAATATCTCAACAAATTGTTGGAGACAGATAATGAAGATTATATCATTGCTTCAGATACCGACAGCGTATACATTACTTTTGACAAGCTTGTTAATAAAGTGTTTACATCTGGAACGGAGACTAAGAAGATTATCAATTTCTTGGACACGATTGCAACTGAGAAGCTGGAACCTTTTATTAATAGCGAGTATCAAATTCTTTCTGAAGTGATGAACGCATATGACCAGAAGATGCAAATGTCCCGTGAAGTCATCGCTGACAAGGGTATATGGACTGCCAAGAAGCGTTACATCCTTAACGTACACGATAGTGAGGGTGTAAGGTACAAAGAACCAAAACTTAAAATGATGGGCATTGAAGCAGTAAAATCAAGTACTCCTGCTCCTTGTCGTGAAAAGATTAAACAGGCTATGAAGATTATCATGAATGGTAGTGAGAAGGAATTGAATATATTTGTTCAAGATTTCAAGGATAAGTTTATGTCTCTGCCCCCAGAAGACATTGCATATCCACGATCTGTGAATGGTGTAAAGAAGTACACAGAGACTTCTACTACCACACTTGATCTTATGAGTGGTGAATCTATAGATTATGGGTTCTTCAAAAAGGGCGCCCCAATTCATGTCAAGGGGGCTATCCTCTATAACTATTTGATTGCTAAAAACAACCTTACGGGCAAATTCCCTTTTATACAAGAAGGAGACAAAATCCGATTCCTTCATATGAAAGAACCAAATGTATATCAGTCTAGTTCGTTTTCGTTCATTACTTCCATGCCGAAGGAACTGAACTTACACGGCCAGATTGACATGTTGACACAATTCGAAAAATCATTTATTGAACCGCTTAAAGTTATTACTGAAAAGATTGGATGGTCAGTAGATTCGAGTTACGGTGAGCAAGGGACGCTTGATGATTTTTTTAACTAATGCGGGCATAGCATAATGGTAATGCAAGAGGTTTCCAACCTTTTTATGGGAGTTCGATTCTCTCTGCCCGCTCCAATTATAGGTATATTATGATATTAGAAAAACAAGATACGTTTGATGTAGCACACAAAGTGATGCATTACTTTAAAGATTTTACTCGTATTGATGATTACTTTCGTTCAAGAAAGATTGAACGAGTAAAGGATATGTCAGCAGGCCTGCCAGGCATGAGTATTGAAGATGAGTTGTTTCAAGATTTTGGTATGCATCCAGAAGATATGGAATTTGAAGTTGCCCAAATACCAGGCGAAGTGTATGATACTTTGATTGAGAAGACTGCTTCTTTTTCTCCAGATGAGAATCCAGGCAAGACATTGAAGATTGTGGTTAAAGAAAAGACTACTAATACTATTGTAGGTTTCATTCGTTATGGTAGTCCATTGATTAACAGTAAACCTCGTAATGATGCTCTTGGTGGTGTTCCAGATTTAGACATATTCAACAAGCGTGCCATCATGGGGTTTCATATCGTGCCCTCGCAACCGTGGGGTTTTAACTGTCTTGGTGGTAAATTACTTGCCGCCATCGCTTGTTCACATGCCACTCGTAGAATGTTAAATGAAAAGTATGATATAAAGTTAGCAATATTTGAAACCACTTCACTTTACGGCTCAATTAAAACTGATAATGGCGGTGCTTCGATGTACGATGGTATGCGTCCATATTTGCGATTCCAAGGAATGACTGAATCTAAATTTCTATTGACACTAGGAGAAGAAATCTATCCAGAGTTAAAGGCCTTCTTTACAGAAAGAAATGGTGGCGAAGAACTTATACATAAGGGCGCTTCAAGCAGAAAATTAAAGATGCAGACTAAGTTTGTTTCTATTATTAAAAATAGTTTGAAAGAGCATGATGATAAGGGTTACAAAATATTTTGTGATGCCATCGCCAAGGCAAGTGAAGTAACTACTCAGAAGAGATTCTTTGCTTCTAACTATGGTTATACTAATACAAAAGAAATTCTGTTAGGTCAAGAAAGTGACTTGACAAAAGGTGAAAACTATGATAAGTTTGAACTTAATAATGTCGTTAAGTGGTGGAAGAAAAAAGCTACTAAACGGTATAATAACATTGTTGCAGACGGAAGGCTCCGTAAGGAACTTGAGGTCTGGAATAAAGATACTATGAATAAGATTGATATTATTCGGTAAAAGGTACTTGACAATTGCTTATTGTTATGTTATTATCAGTGTAAGATAGGGAATCATCCTTATTTTAAATTTTGAAGTTCGGGCGTTCCCCGTGACTTTATGAAAGAGTAAAATGAAAACTACTACTATCGCTCCGCCTCCAGCGTCATATGAGGCATATCTATACATGTTCGAAAATACTGCAACTGGCATGACTTATGTAGGAATACATAAAGGTGCTGTTACTGATGAATATAATCATTCATCTACTAACGCTTCATTTAAACATGCTTTTGCTAACTCTCAAGCTGATTTGAATTATTCGGTTCTATCTTATGGTGATTGGCGGGAAATGCAAAATGCTGAGAATAAGATTCTTAAAGCAGCTGATGCACGAAACAACCCTCTGTATTACAATAAGACAAACGGCTATCCTGTTTATTCAGAACCCGATCTTGCCAAATGTGAACAATTTGTCGCAGATTTTCTTGAAGGTAAATATAATGTAGGTAAGGAACCTATTGATTTACATATAAAGATGAAATCAATACAGGTACGTTTTGAATTTGATGCTGCCCTGCAACGTGAGATCAAAGAAAAGGTTGATGATGCAATGGGCAACACTGATAAGTGTTCTCCTGTTTTGGTTTGGGAAAACCGTGGAATGGACGGTGAAGATTTGAGAGGAGATTCAAATCATACTGTTACTGGAGTTAATGCTAGTAAGCATGGAATAGATATTCCTGTTGCAAGGGTTTCAGCTTCGGTTCATCAAACCTTCTCAAATGCTGAATTGAAGATGATTGGTAATCTTCTGAATAGAAAGCCAGAGGTTACTAAGAAGCCAATTGATACAAAAACTGGTGTTAAGTTTTGCTTTGATAATTATATTGACTATGATGTTCCTCATGATGCTCAATCTAATAAGGATGCTTTGAAGGCCTTTGGTTTTACTTCTAGTCAGAGAACTGCAATTATTGTGAAGACTAAAGTAATGATCGATAAGGATATTCTTAGACAGGCTAATCGGTTGTTCATCAACTATAAGGCTGAACCATACCATCAGACGATGCTGGATACAGTAGAGGCTAATGTTGATAAAACAACATGTTCTCTTTATATGTCATCTGCCAAATTTTCATCTGATAGAGTTCTTGAGACTATACATGCTGCTTATAAGGCAAAAGGTAAGACTACTGTAATGGTTGTTTTACATCACCCTACTCCAGATGATGAAGAGGCGTGGAAGACTTTAATTCAGCCTAAGTGGATTGAGTTGTTTAAATTTGCTCTACAGAGTGGAATTAATGTGAAATTCTCAGAGATGGATTCTACCATGTCAGATGGAACTGCATGAACCTCTTTGAATTAGACGAAGAAGTTAGAAGTGAAAAAACTGTTAGGGTGCTTGTGTACCCTAACATCACTTTTCAAGAAGACTTGTCTAAGGACAGTTACATACAGGTTATAAAGCAACAGATCACTCAACTAAATTTACTTAGGAGTGATCTTTGGTTTTATCTTATATTGCCTTGTCCTGTACCTTCATTAGATTTTCAGAATGTGACCCAGTGGTATTTGCCTTTTCCAACATACCCTCAAACAATGCGATCAAACGTAGATGTTTTTTCGTTACAGAAGATGCTGGGCCCAAAGTGGGACTTTGATTTGGTGATGTCTCACCTACCAGAGCATACCCATGCACTAAAGAATATACTTTATAACGTAACACATCACATACCCGCTTTTTTTGGCTATGCACACTGGTTTGACTTGAAACAAGTTGTAGCTTGGCCCAAAGATAGTTTCGTTCAAAATATTACGGGACTATTAGAATATGACAGGTGTTATATTAATACCCAATATCAAAAGGGTTTGGTGCTTGATCAGGCGTGTGAGACGCTTAGTCCATCTATGATTAATAAGTTAGATGATATTTTAGAAGTCCAGCACTTAGGTGTGAACAATATGGATATTACTTCTGATATCAATGAGACGCCAGAGAAGATAATTGTTTTCAATCATCGTCCAGATACCTACAAGAATTTTAAAGGTTTCATGGCAGTGTGTGATGAGTTGTGGAAAATAAGGCAAGACTTTAAAGTTTGGATTCCATTATTGGATAAACCCAATCGTGACTATGTAGTTACAGATAAGGGCGATAAGGCTTGGTACTATAAACGATTGAAAGATTGTTATGTAGGATTTTCACCTAAACAAACCTATGGTGGTTGGAGCGTTTCGACTACCGATGGAATGATGATGGGAGTTCCATATATATTATATGATGCTCCTTACTATCATGAATTATACGCTCAAGGAGATTTCTTTGAGAACGATCATGATGCTGTTATGCTATTGAATACATATCTAGATGATCCTCAGTACAGGAATGAAGAAGCAGATAAAGCTCGATCTTGGATTGAGGACAATCTTGTGTACTTTGATGAAGTAGTCAAAATGAATTATTATATGATTGATCTGCTGTCCAGACAAAAGGTTATGGGCGACAGTGAGAAGTTAAAAGAAATTATTGCGTTTATCCAGAAAAACGGTTCTGTTACAAAAAAAGAGATAATGGAATTTGTGGGATGGGGCAGAGGTATCAAGTGGACACCATACAGGAGGGCTCTTATGAATCATCCCAATGTATATGATGTTTACGGTGCTGAACCAATTTATCAATGGAAAGAAGGAGTTTCAGAATATGAGTGATTTTTTAAAATCGATTATTAAGGACGTTGAAAATGATTATGCTACATTAGCAGATGATCAAGTAGATGACTTTGGTTTTATCGATACGGGTAGTTATATTTTTAATGCCCTACTGAGTGGGTCTATCCACGGTGGTTTACCAGACAACAAGATTACATGTTTGGCTGGAGAGAGTGCCACTGGTAAGACATATTTTCTTATGGGTATCGTGAAGAATTTTTTAGACAAGAATCCAGAGTCGGGTGTTGTTTATTTTGAATCAGAAAGTGCTATCACAAAGAGCATGATCGTAGAACGTGGTATTGATCCTAAGAGAATGATTATTATGCCAGTTACTACTGTACAAGAATTTCGTACACAGGCACTAAAAACCCTAGAGTTGTATCTAAGTCAGAATGAATCAGTTCGTCAACCATTATTTCTATGCTTGGATAGTCTGGGTATGTTGTCTACTACTAAAGAAGTAGAAGATACTGCTGACGGCAAAGAGACTAGGGATATGACACGAGCTCAAGTTTTGAAGGCGGCCTTTCGTGTTCTAACTTTGAAACTTGGACAGGCCAAGGTTCCAATGGTTGTAACTAATCACACATATGACTCTATGGGTTCTATGTTTCCTACTAAGGAAATGGGTGGTGGTTCTGGATTGAAGTATGCTGCTTCTTCTATCGTGTATCTCTCTAAGAAGAAAGAGAAAGATGGCACTGAAGTTATTGGTAACATCGTCCATTGTAAGAACCACAAGTCTCGTTTGACTAAAGAGAATAAGATGGTTGATGTTCGATTGACATATTCAGAAGGGTTAGATCGTCACTATGGTCTATTAGACCTTGCTGTCAAGTACGATATCTTTAAGTCTGTTTCAACTCGTATTGAGTTGCCAGATGGATCAAAGACTTTTGGTAAAACTATTAACAATGATCCAGAGAAATACTTCACTGAAGAAATCATGACCCAGCTGGATGAAGCCGCTGAGAAAGAGTTTAAATATGGCGATACTTGATATAATCACGGACGGGTGTAGTTCGTATTATCTTGACACCTTAAAACATCATGCTATGCAATCAAGTACATGGCATATGAAATATCCCAACAATAGTCCAGATAAACATCTAAAGATGGATATCATAGAGAATGAGGTTAAACAACCTCTTCTCGCTGGACTGGCGATGGGCCTTCTTATTCAATTGTATTCTAAGAGACAGGACTTGTTTCTGCCTGACGTATCATATTGTGGTATTGGGCTCAAAGATCGCCACAGATTAGACAACCCACATACAGATCATGTAAAAGAGACAGGTTACATTAAGATTTTCGGAGTTCTTAATAGTGATTGGGGTGCTATGGATGGTGGTTTATTTCTACACGGCGATGAAGCGATACCATGTGTGCCAGGCACATTTATCGTATTTGACCCACGGGTTATACATTCTTCTTCAGAAATACACACAGATAAAAAGAGATTGGGTATTGACTTTACAGTAAAAAAGGTTTAATACTACAACATCTACTCCTTATAAATAATACTATTAAACTGATGGAGATGTTGATGCTACAAAAATACGTACAACAGTTGCGTCCTCGCAATGAATCTTATGTGCCTCATGTCATTAGGATTCAAGAATTTCTGAAAGAAGACATCGATCTTCCTAAAGATGTTTTAGATGGCTTCGAGTTTTCCCAAAAGGACAAATCTTCTGGCTCTAGAGTCATGATTAAAGTTCTGTCTACGGATAGGGATACAGATAGAGATGAAATTCTCAGGCGCCTTAAAAACGCTGACGTTCAAGCTTCAACAACTTCAACCAATTCTTCAGTCGATCCGATTGATGGAGAACATGACGGTAGAAAGTTTCGAATTAATGTTAAACCAAAATCTGGTGGCATGGGTGAGAGTACACTCAATTCTAGTATCACAGAACTATTTCCTTGCATTGCATATGAAAAGAATTTAAAACCTAAGAATGTTATAGACTTCATGGAAAAATTGATGAAAGTCGATTTGAATTCCTGTAAATGTATTATCAAGTCTGATATGCCTGCTGCCGAGGCAACTGTTAATGGTGCTGAAGCTTCTTCCAAGTACGAAGAAAAAATGGATGCGGCTTTAGCAATATTGAAATTTCTTGAAGATAATAATAAAGACAAACCTATAAAACAACCTTATTGGGGTTATCGTGGTAAACCAAAGGGTGTGCCTAATGGCCATCCTGGCGATATGTTCATAGAATATAAAGATGGTGCTATGTTGGGTGTTAGTTTAAAGGCTGGGGGAAAGAAGACCTCAGAACCCCAACTTAATACTTACCACAGAACTATATTTGTAAATAGTCGAGGCCCAAGTTTTAATGATAAATCGGGCCATGACGCTTTACGTAAAGTTATATACGATAAAGTATATTCTAAAATAAAAGGCATGCCTCCATTAGATAATTTTGATGGTGGTAAAGGTGGCAGACATAAAGATAAAGAGCAGACTGTTAAAGTAATTAACAAACTATCTTCAAAAGATCAAGACAAGTATTATAACGAATACCTAGAAGTAGCACGCCAAGGTGTTATTGATAGAATGAATAAGAATGATAAACAGAGTTTAACGTGGATTAAAGATGCAATATTACGAGAAGCACCAGACGTTCCTACATTAGTAATTAAAGCAACTGGGGGACAGAATTATGAAGAAGTAACGGATAGAGATGCCGTTGGTGTATTTTTACCACAAGTTAAGTTTGTTAAGTCATATGCTGGAAAAACAAAACAAAATTTTATTATAGAGTTGAAATCTGGAAGTGAAGCTGTTAAGTTGGGAATGACCATTCGTTCAAGTAGTGGTGGAAAACTTAAACAATGGAGTCTCAAAGTCACCTACAATGGATTAGTCAAATGAAAAAATTTAGAGAACTAATGGAAAAATCTGGTGATACAGCTGTATTCACCTTTGGACGTTTCAACCCGCCAACTACTGGACATGAAAAACTTATTGAGGCGTGTGGAAAACAACAGAGTAAGAACTCTGGTTCTAAGATGTACGTCTATGCATCACAGTCTAACGATCCTAAGAAGAACCCCCTACCATACGCTAAAAAGATTGCATACATGCGTAAGATGTATAAGAAGTATGCCAAGAATATTACTACAGGGAAACCCAGAACTGCCATTGAAGTTGCCGTAGAACTCTACAAAAAGGGCCACAAGGCAATCGTAATGGTTGTTGGTTCTGATCGTGTACAAGAGTTTGAAAGACTTCTTAATGACTACAACGGTGTAGACGGTAAGAAACACGGTTACTATGGTTTCGATAACATTGAGGTTGTATCTGCTGGAGAACGTGATCCAGATGCAGAAGGTGTATCTGGTATGTCTGCATCCAAGATGAGAGCTGCAGCTGCAGACGGAGACT